ATGATAAACACGATACAATAACACATATAGGACTATCATCATGCAAAGGAAAAGAAGATATTATTTACATTAAAGTTATTGAGTTATAAAATAATTTTGTAAATTTGTAAAAATGAAATCTAAATCTCAAGTATTGCGATTTAATAAAATGGATTGTAATGGTGATATAATTATACCTGATGCAATAGACCCTAACTTATTAGGAATAGCCAAAATAAAAGGTGAAATAATGGATTATGAGATTAATCCTGAGGGGGTCATGGTAATAAAAGAATTTAAAATTGATAGTGTTTCGATATAAATAAATAAGTTATGGGAGCAGGTAGACCAAAAAAAGAATTATCAATATTGCCAGTTAGCTGGGATAGTGGGAAAATGTTATATCAATATGATATTTCTAAATTTATGGCAATAGATAGCAACAAAGAAATTATTTTTCATATCCCTAACGAAATTGATATTGATTATGTTAGTAATAAAAAAGTACTTTTATCTCAATATTCAGAGGTAGAGATAGAATATCAGCACAATCGAAGCTTTCATAGAGTAATATGTACTAAGTTTAATTAATCATGCCAGCACCTAAAGGAAATAAATATTGGAAGTTTAGGGATAAGCACGGGAGAGATTTCAAATATACTCCTGATGAATTATGGGAAGAGGCAAAGCTTTATTTTGAATGGATTGAGACTAACCCGCTAAAAGAAGAAAAAGGCTTTGCATTCCAAGGTGTTATAACAAAAGAAAGTTTTAACAAAATGCGCGCCATGACAAAAGTAGGATTTTGTTTATTTGCAGATATCTCAATGGATACTTTTGATAATTATGCAAAAAATGATGATTTTATAGGAGTCATTACGCGAATAAGCAATATAATATATTCACAAAAGTTTGAGGGAGCAGCAGCAGAGTTATTAAACCCCAATATAATAGCTAGGGATTTAGGTTTAAGAGATGAATCCAAAAGAGTAATTGAATTTGATGAAGATCCGAAAATAAACATAACAATTGATGGTAAAAATTTTGGTGTTAAAATATGAAATTTCACCCCAATAAGTTGTTTTATGAAATGATGCCGGCATTTCAAACGGCACTTGATGAATCTAGAAGACCAACATTTTGCAATGAAGGTGGCACAAGATCAGGTAAAACTTATGATACTTTTGATCTTATTACTTATATCTGTGATCACAATAGAAATGCCGGATTAGATGTTTATATACTCCGGGATACCTTAGTCAATAACAGGGATTACACACTAAAGGAGTGGAAAAAACTACAAAAAATAAACAACATCCCATTAAAAGGCAAAGACAATCCAAAACCAGAATACAATTTATTTGGGAATAATATCTATTTCAGGGGCCTTGATGATGAAGAAAACACAGAGGCCTATCCAAGTGATATATTGTTCTTTAATGAAGTATTAGAAACGGAAAAGACTAGAGTAGAAGGTTTAATTATGAGGTGCAGGCTACTTGTAATTATGGATTGGAATCCAAAACTCACCAAACATTGGGTATTTGATTATGAAGGCCGGCCAAATGTTTTATTTACCCATTCGACTTATAAGGATAATAAGCATTTAGAGAAAACAATAATCGATGGTATTGAAAGTTACAACCCAGAGATTGAAGAAAACGTAATAAACAAAACAGCCGATGCCTTCCGATGGAAAGTATACGGCCTGGGATTAAGGGCAGACAGGGAGGGTAATGTGTTCAATGATAGCCAACTTAATAAATTCAACATTGATGATATTGATATTAAGAACTCAACAAAACTTGCCTGGTGTGATGTAGCTGATCAGGGCGTTGATTACCTTTGTTTTCCTGTTGGCGTATTGATAGGTAAGAAAACCTATGTTATAGATGTTGTGTTCACACCAAAGGACAGCGCATATACTATACCATTGATCATACAAATGTTAATTAAATATGACATTGATAAGGCTATATTTGAGAGCAATAACCACGGATTAGCATACCTAAAAGGACTGCTAAAAAGCATTAAGATAATGGATTTAGAAAACAAAACAGAACTATTTGATAAATGGCACCTAAGACTGGGTGCAATACCAAACACAACAAACAAACACAGTCGGATAGTAGTACAGGCGGACACGAATATTATTGAAAACTTCTACTTTTTAAGGCACAGGACTGGAATGTATGCAGAATATTATGATTATTTGACTATGTATAAACATGATAAGTCAGTTAAACAAGACGACTCACCAGATGGAACAGCAGGATTGAGCATTTTGTCACAGAAATATAATTAAAAATAAACAACGTATCAAAATAATTAGTATATTTGCAATAGATATTTTCATAGATGTATTTAGATTTTTTACATTAGATTTTTTTAGGTTAATGGTCAGTGCTGAGACTTAAAGTAATGCCACAATGGGACAGCACTCCCGGCGTGGCATATTAATTTAATGTTATGGAAGAAAATTATATAATAATTAAAAGAGACCCTGTTCACGTTTCTAAAAAGGAATATATAGAACATTGGGAAAATAGATTAAAAGATATGAAAGCCGGGTTAATATCTTATAAGATTGAATTTACAAAAAAGAAGAAGAAAATGATTAAAAGATTTGCTGAGATAGAAAAAGAATTACTAGAATTAAAAAAGTAAGCTATGGGAAAAGAATTTACTAAAAAGAAAATTACAGCTTATAGGAAGTTCAGTAATCAGATGTTGGAAGATGTAACCATCAGACAAGAAGATGGTGATTTTGAACGTGAGCTAATGACTATGCAGTTATCTAATTTTATTTTTACCAATATGGTGGGACACAAAATGATTACTAAAACATTCGAAAGGCCAACGTTTTTTGAATGGTTATTGAGAAAAGAAAGGACTGTTCATATTGATGTTATAGCAGAAGAAATACTCCCAAATCTACCCAATACAAAAAATATAATCTATGAAATAAAAGAATCGGACTTATGAAAAAAGCTAAAGAGTTTATTGAAGGGATAAATCCTGCCTTTAAAAACATGGATACTTCAAACTTAAATACAATCAGCTATGAATTTTTAGTATATTGTGTGGATAAGGCATTGAAAAAAGATAAAACAATTGAGTATGATGTTTGTAAAGTTGCTATTGATGAGCTAAGGGAAGCAGCAATAAAAACAATTGAGGTAGAAGAGTGTGGCGATTGTCCGTTTTATGGTACATCAGAAACTGACGGATCATCTTTTTGTGTTATGAATAACGATATAGATTATTTTGAAGATGTAGAACTGCCGGTCAACTGCCCACTAAAAGACAATAATTATAGAATTAAATTAAACTAACTAAATTTTTAAATTATGTTTACCTTTATTTTTGCTATCTTATTACTCTCTTCACTATTTATAGTAGGTCAATGGATAGCGGTCTTCACTATGGTCATATACAAAGACAATCTTATCAAAACAAAGAAGGATTTCATTTTATGGTTAATACCTTTGTATATGCCTATTAAGACAGCGTATAAAACAGTAAAATCTCATTTTGATAAATTGGAATAAATGCTATGAAAAAACATGTATACTTAGTAGATAATTACAATGATAAATATTGTATAAGAGATAGAAAAGATAATGGACTTCTGTTTATAGGAAGTTTGCCGGACTGTTACGCTTGGATTTGTTTAATGGAAAAAGGTTGTTTTTAATTATTACCTTGATTACTATTTAGCCCTTTAATTAGGGCTTTTTTATACACATTCTATTTAACATAATAATAATTATCCAATTTTATTTATTATATTTGCAAAAATGACTAAAATTTGCAGATGAAATTTATAAACTGGAATTGGAATCCATTTAAGAACTCTAAAAAGCAAATATATAAACCCTTTTCTTTTTTCGCATTTGGGAGTAGTGTTGAGTTTAAGCAGATATATAAGGCAAGTCAGGACAATGATTTGCTAATAGAATATTTCAATAACGTTGCTGAAGTCGCAGCCCCACCGCTAAAATATTCAGATGGTGCAGCCCAGATAACACTGGATACAAAAAATGAAGAAGTAAAAAAACTGCTCACTAAGCCTAATTATTACCAAGGGTTTAATGAGTTTTTTAGTTTATTAGTACTTTATAAAAGGCTATTTGGTGAAGCAATAGTAGATGCGTTCACCCAATTAAAAATAGGTGAATCAGCTAAACCACAAAGTTTATTCCTGTTTAGTCCTCAGTATACATCTATACAGACCGCAAAAGAAAAAGATTTCAGGTTTAATATTATCGAAAATTATATTTATGATCCGGCGGAGCTTGATAAAAATGCAATCATTGTAACCCCGGATAAAATTTTACACCTAAAAGAATCCAATCCAAATTTCATAAATAATCAATACTTGTTTGGTGAGTCCAGATATGCAGGATGCTACAGGAATATTGAATCTATTATAGAAGGATATGGGGCAAAAGTAAACCTATACAAAAACGGGCCTCAATTTATCATCACAGGTAAAAGCCAGGGGGAGTTTGCAGCAATGGGGAAGAGTGAAGATATTGATGTAGTTAAAAAAGCCATGTCGAAGTATGGAGTCGGTGATGGTCTGATGAGAAATATAATAACGGATGTTCCTTTAGATGTAAAGAATGCAAGTCTTAATGTTGCACAAATGCAAATACTCCAAAACAACCAAAGCGATTTTCAAAGGTTATGTGATGCCCAGGGAATTGATGCAAAGGTGTTTTCTGAAACTACAACATTTACAAACAAGGAAGCTGCACTAAGAGAATTTTATAATAATTCATTCAGGTCTGAAATTGATTCAATTGTTAATGATTTACAAACATTTCTACAAAGATGGTGGCCTAATCTTAATGATTTGAAGCCTAATTATTCACAAATATCTGAGATAGTACAGGCAAATAACCAAGAAAATGAAAGGCTTTTAAAGGATGCTGAAAAAGGACTGATTACAAGGAACGAATATTTATTGGGTATAGGCAAAGAAGAAAGAACAGAACCAGAATTTAACGAATTATTTTTCCTTACATCAAGCGGATGGACGCCATTAGTAATCGCAGAAGCAAATGCAACACAAAATATTAAAGGTAATGGAACAGAAACAGTGGAAACAGTACAGGTCAATAGTTAAATCTATTGATGAGACTAAAGGGGTTGTTATAATTGCAGCGAATGCATTTAATAATGTTGATTCTCAAGGGGACGTGAGTGTTCCGGGTAGCTTTGCAAAGACTATTGAAAACATTAAAAATATATATTGGTATAAAAACCATAACACAGATGAAACATTAGGGATCATCCAAAGGTTGTGGGAAGATGATTTGTTTTTAAATGCAGAAATGAAATTTAATCTTGATAAAGAAATATCGAAAAATATGTATTCGGACTATCGATTTTTTCAGGAACATAATAACGAAATTAAACACAGTGTGG